ACTATGAAGAAGTATCTTAACAAGGATTCATATAAGATGAGAGTACGTGGACAACACATCAAGCCTGAGTTAAGGGGTACAGGTGCTACCTATTGGGGTCAAGGCTTAGATGAATCATCTCATATGAGAGTTTACGTAGATGTTAAGAAATAGACTTGACATTTTTTTATAAACACTATATAAGTAATTATCACTTAACCAAAGTCCCAACTTGGGACATCAACTTTAAAAGGAGACTAACATGCCATTAGATGCACAAATTATAGAACTATTTAACTTAGACGGAACAGACCTAGACTTCAAAGTTAAGTATGAGGATACTAAATTCACAGGTAAAAGATACGTGAAGAACTCTGTTACAGGAGAATACTTAGGTATCGTAGGAGATAAGTTCAAAACAATAGACCACAAAGATTACTTCAATGGTATCAAAGAGGTTATACAAGAGAACAGATTACCTCACGAACTTGATAATGCACAAGTGAAGATATCTACTGCACGTAACTGTGCTTTTGCTTTGTTAGATATCACGTTACCAAATGTTAAGCACACAATTACAACTGCTAAACATCAAACAACAATCAACGAAAGAATCATTGCTTTACATGGTATTGATGGGTCGTGTTCTAACCAAGTATACTTTGGTGCTATTGATAGCTACTGTTCTAATGGACAGATAGGTGGAGAGTATGACACTATCAAGAGAAAGAATACAAGTGGTCTCAGACGTTCTGTATTGTTGAATGAGGTACGTGAAGCTAAGAATAACTTTGATAAACGTGCTAACCTCATGCAAGAGTGGGCAAACATACCTCTCAAGATAGATGGAAAAACTTTCATGGAGAGCATCATCTCATCAGAGAATCTAGCTAAGAAGATGTACGAGTTAGCTTGTCAAGAGATTAGCAAGAGAGGTAAGAATGTATTTGCCTTATACTCTGCATTCACAAACTATGCATCTTATGCAGATGAAAGAAATGGTTTCAATATACGTAACACAGGTTTTGACACTAAAGCAGAGACCATGTGGAGAAGAGAACAAGAGGTAGCTAAATGGGTATCATCACCTCAGTTCAAACAATTATTGGTGGCATAATGAAACTTGAAGACTTACTCAACGAGTACTATTTATCCTTTGAATACAATAACTTACGTCAAGAAACTAAAGTACAGTATAAGTATTTTTTGGGTATAGTTTCCTCTACAAGTGTGGTTGATGGCAAAGAGTTAGGCAGTTATAAACTGTCTAGCTTAACCACCAAACTTGCTAAATTATCTTACAACAAATGGTGTGAGAGAGGTGTATCATTTGCTAATCATCTCATGTCTGTTGTCAGAGTCTTGCTTAATTATGGAATCAACATGGAGCATTGTAACATGAATCCATTTAGCAACATAAAGAAACGTGTGACTAAAAGCAGAAAGGTTGTTTGGACAAAGGAAGACGTTATCAGGTTTCTTGATACCTGTTACTCTGACTTTAACACACGAAGCATTGGTCTCATTGCACAGATGGCATATGAATGGTGTCAAAGAATTGGCGATATGAGATTACTTGAGTGGTCTAACCTTGATTTAGATGCTAAACGTATGCAGATTGAACAGTCAAAGCGAAGAGCACAAGTATTCTTGCCTATATCAAATGAGCTACATGAGATGTTAGTGCAACAACATGATGATTATGGGTTTCAAAAGTATGTAGTACCTCGCCCAAGAGCCTACAGGGGGTCTTACAAGCCTTATTCACTAACTAAGCTACCAATACTAGCTAGAAAGATAATGGACTCTGCAGGGCTTTCTAAGGAGCTTAGACTAAGTGACTTACGTAGAACAGGTACAGTTGAAATGGTGGATGCAGGTGTATCTATGGGTAATATTATGTCAGTTACAGGACATGCTAACCCACAATCTGTTAAACCATACATGAAAAATACATTCACGAGTGCTAACTTAGCATTGCAAACAAGAAAAAATTTGACACATGAAAAAAGCTATGGTACAAGCATGTTAAGTGCCGACAAGGAAGGATGTATATAATAACATGTTAAGTGTATATCAATATGTAAAAGACTTAGACATAAGTAACGGAGAAACAAAGAGAGTAAATTGTCCTATATGTAAATCACATAAGACTTTTACAGTCACAAGTAATATGGGCACTATCGTGTGGAACTGTTACAAAGCATCGTGTAGTGTGAAGGGCAACTCTCGTGTTCACATGACTGTTGACGAGATACGTAACTTCAACAAGGTGTCCCAAGTTGGGACATCATTTGAATTGCCTGAGTGTGTCGTGTCTCATTCTTACAGAAAGGAAGTTATGAACTTCTGTGAACTGTGGGATTTGGATGTTGACAAACTTGATTTACTGTATGATGTCAAAGAGAGCAGAGTTGTCTTTCCCATAAAAGAAAACAATAAGATTGTTGATGCTACAGGCAGGTCTGTGTACAAGAAGTTACCTAAATGGAAACGATATGGTAACTCGGACTTGCCATATTCATTTGGTTGTGGTAGTATCGCAGTTGTTGTAGAGGATTGTGTGAGTGCAGGAGTCGTTGGAAGTGATGTATTAGTTGGGGTAGCTGTGTTAGGTACGTCATTGTCGGATTCACATAAACTGTTTCTTTCACAATTCTCTACTGCCATAATAGCACTTGACCCTGACGCATTACCCAAGTCTTTCGCATTTGCTAAAGAGTTACGTTCACATGTCAAGGATATTAAGATACTTAAATTGAAAGATGATTTAAAATACAGAGACGAAGAAGACATAACTAATTTAAAACTACTAACCCCAAAGGAGACACAGATATGGAATTAGCATTGATAAGAAGTTTGATGGATAAATCATTTTATGATTCCCATCGTGGAGCAAAGTGTCCTGACAGATTATTCAGTAAGGATGCAAGAAAGGTGAAGCAGTCTGTTGACAAAGCCATGAGTAGGTATGAGAGAACTGTTACACCTGATGAGATAGAAGCATTGTTTATGTCAAGCAATCCTACACTCACTACAGCACAGAAACAGGCTTACTCACATTTGTTTAGACANATAAAGAATGAGCAACCTATGGGAGAGGATGTAGCACAAGAGGTACTATCCAAACTGTTTCAGCAAGTTGTGGGCGAAGAGATTGCTAACATAGGATTTGATTACGTCAATGGTTCACACTCAAGCCTAGAACCTATACGTAACATACTTGAAGTATACGGAGATGATTTTACACCTAACCTTAACGTGGAGTGGGATGACATGGAAATAGATACACTATTAGCTAAGAATGATTTGGAAGCACGTTGGTCGTTTAACTTACCAACTTTAACAAGACAAGTTGAAGGCATCAATGCAGGACACTTAATTGAAGTAGGAGCAAGACCTAACACAGGTAAGACTTCTTTTCATGCAAGTTTGTTGGCAGGTCCTGATGGCTTGGCACGACAAGGTGCGAGTTGCATTATTCTCTGTAACGAAGAAGGTAGTCACAGAGTTGGTGCTAGATATCTGACTGCATCAACAGGTATGACTATGAGAGAGGTGAAGCAGAATCCAAGTAAAGCACGTGACTTGTATGCACCTGTCAAAGATAACATCAAGATAAAAGATGCAACAGGTCGTGACATGTCGTGGGTAGAGAGTGTGTGTAAGACATATAAACCTGACATTGTTGTGCTTGACATGGGCGATAAGTTTGCACGTACAGGTGGCTTTGCAAGGACAGATGAAGCACTCAAAGCTAATGCAATACATGCTCGTATGATTGCAAAGGAACACAAGTGTGCAGTCTTTTATATGTCTCAGCTATCTGCAGATGCAGAAGGTAAGGTGTTGCTCAACCAAAGCATGATGGAAGGTAGTCGTACAGGTAAGGCAGCCGAAGCTGACTTGATGATATTGATTGCTAAGAATCCACCAAGACAAGATGAAACAGAAGAAGATTTACAAAGGCATTTAAATGTGGTAAAGAATAAACTTACAGGATGGCATGGTGTCGTTCATTGTAATCTAAATTATAGAGTAGGAAGGTATGAAGCATGACGCAATTTAATTTATTCAAGGAACTACCACAAAAAGAAAATCCTATAGTTGATGGTGTTGTCTGTATCAAATGTGATATAAGGCAACCTATAACACACTTCTCTGTAATGAAAGCAGGTGAAATAAAAAGAACCTGTAGGTCTTGCAGGAAAGGTCATAAGGAAGTCTTGAATAAACTAAGAAAAGAAAATGCTTATCCTGATAAAGATTATTCATGTGCTATATGTGACAGGACATTAGATGAGTTAGGTAAACATGGTCAAACTAGATTACAGAATTGGGTGTTAGACCATTGCCACGATACAAACAGTTTTAGAGGTTGGGTGTGCCATAAATGCAACACAGGTTTAGGTGGATTCTCTGATGACTTGACTATCATTGAAAGAGCAGTTATATACTTAAAGAAACATAAGGAAAGATTAAATGAAATTAACACTTGATGTAGAAAATACAACAACAAAGCGAGATGGTAAGTTACATCTTGACCCATTTGAACCAAACAATAAATTAGTGATGGTTGGTTGTCTTACAGATAAAGGAGAGGAGTACTTATTTAGAGACAACTTTGATGGAGTACAAGAGTTGCTTGACCAAGCTACTATACTCATAGGTCACAACATAGCATACGACTTGATGTGGATATGGGAATGTGGATTCAAGTATGATGGTCCTGTCTTTGACACAATGCTTGGTGAGTACATCTTGCAACGAGGTATCAAAGAACCTTTGCACTTAAAAGACTGTGCATTGAGATATGAATTAGATACACAGAAAGAAGATACACTTAAAAATTATTTTGCAAAAGGATACAACACAGATGAGATACCTGCAGAAGAGTTATCCTTTTATTTATCAGCAGACTTACATGCAACTCAGCAATTAGCTGATGCTATATATAAAAAGTTAAATACTGAGGAGTATAGTAGTCTAATGAACTCAGTCATACTAACTAACAAGGTTTGTGTTACCCTAGCCAAGATATACAAGAATGGTTTTAAGGTAGATAAAAAAGCATTAGACGAAGTTAGAGTTGAGTTTGAGCAAGAGAAGCATGAAGTAGAGACTAGACTTAAAAAACAAGTTCAGCATTTAATGGGAGATACACCTATTAATTTAAACAGTCCTGAGCAGATGTCTTGGGTTATCTATAGTAGAAAACCTAAAGATAAAACTATGTGGGCTAACAACTTTCATCCCTACATGGACATATCAGAGTATAAAGAAAAGGTTGGTGATTATTCTGATATTGTATATAAAACTAAAGCAGTAAAGTGTGACGAGTGTCGTGGGGATGGTTACATAAGAAAGGTAAAGAAAGATGGAAGTTTATACTCTAAGCCAAACAGGTGTAATACTTGTAATACTTTTGGCTACTTATTCAATCCTACGAAATCTATAGCAGGTTTGAAGTTTTCAGCACCAAATGCTAAATGGGTTAGTGCTAATGGATTTACAATTAACAAAACATACCTAGAGATATTAGCTAATGTAGCAAAGAAGAATGATATGCAAGATGCAGTAAACTTTCTAACTGACCTGCAAAGATTATCTGCTCTAGATACATACCTGTCTTCATTTGTTGAAGGTATAAATGCTTACGTAAAAGATGAT